ACCTAAAATGACCTTAAAACAGACCCATCCCCCCTAATTTTAGCCAAAACAGGCAAACCATATAACAGGGCAACCGCCTAATTAATAACCATAAATCAAGCCAATGTACGAATCAAAAGCACCGCCGAACGATGTGTCGGTAGAAAAAAGTATTCTAGGAGTTTTACTTATAGAACCTAGATGTATTCCCGATGTTGTGAACAAGTTATCAGTTGATTTCTTTTACAATCAGCACCATCAAATCATATATTCAACTATCGTACACTTATACGACAAGACAATATCAGTTGATATAGTGACAGTCGTTAATCATTTGACACAGACCAACCAACTAGAACAGGTCGGTGGAGCATATGCTATTGTCAAACTAACTAATGATGTGGTGAGTGCTGCTCACATACAAGATTGGGTTATCATATTACAACATCTGTATCTACAACGACAGGGTATATTGATAGGTCATAACCTAATTAATAGTTCCTATACGACAACAGAGATTAGCAACATATTAAATAGTGCTAGTAATGAAATTATCAATGCTCAACAGAAGGTGTATAAGTCTACCGAACTAAATATGTTTCACTATCTATTTGAGTTAGCCAAACAACGAGGGCAGATATTTGAGAATGGGCAGATAGGTATTGACACAGGATGGCAAAGTTTGAACAGGGTTGTGAGCGGATGGGTTAATCCTGACCTTATCATACTAGCCGCTAGACCCGCACAAGGTAAGACTGCGTTCATGCTTAACACTATACTGAATGTTTTATTACAGAACAAAGCAGTTGGAGTGTTTAGTTTAGAAATGAGTGGCACACAATTAGTGAACAGGCTATTGAGTTTAGTAACTAATATCAAGCACCATAATTTACGGCACAATATTATCACAGAATATGAGCAGTCTATTATCAATCAGTCCGAAAGCAAGATGCTTAAATTCCCATTGTACATAGACGACAGTCCTAGCCTTAACATTCGTGAGTTACGCAGTAAGGCTACTATCATGAAACGTAAGTACGATATACAATTACTATGTGTTGATTATCTGCAACTTATGAGCGGAGTTGATAGGAAAGGCAACAGGGAAAGTGAGATAGCAGAAATCAGTAGGGGTTGCAAAATACTAGCCAAAGAACTTGACATACCTATTATTGCCTTATCACAATTAAGTCGGGCAGTTGAAAACAGACCTGACAAGTTACCACAACTATCTGACCTGCGTGAGAGTGGCGGCATTGAACAAGACGCTGATAGTGTTATATTCTTAATGCGACCTGAAACTTATAACATCCCTGAAATAGAAATTAGCGGTAACACTATACCTAGTAACGGATTATGTGTTGTTAAGATAGCCAAGAACAGACATGGTAGCCTTAAAAATCTTCCGTTTCGTTTCATCGGGGAGTTAATGAAGTTTGAAGAATATGAAAATCCTTTTTAAAAATAATTAGGTAATAACAAATATTTGTTTTTACTTTTGTATTGTGTTAGAAAAAGATATACATATCAAGGTGTGTAATTATTTGAGAACCAAGTATCCAAATGCTATATTCCGTAGTGATTTCGCTAGTGGTATGCGTATGAGTATTGGCATGGCGAAAAGACATAAAGCATTACAATCTTCACGAGCATTCCCTGATATATTTATCGCAGAACCAAGAGGGGGATACTATGGAATGTTTATAGAATTAAAGACAGAGGACAATGTTATATTCAAGAAGGATGGCACATTAAGACAGAACGAGCACCATAAAGAACAAGCACTTATGCTTACAAAGTTATATATGAGAGGGTATAAAGCAGTATTCGGTCAAGGTTATCAAGATACTATAAAAAAGATAGACGAATACTTTGAAAGCGATTAGATGGTTATACGACAAAGAGTTTGAATTAGCATTCAAAAATATAGGTCGTGACCTGTGGGAAGATTTACGTCAAGAGGTGGCATTAATTGTACTAGAATATGATAAGGATAAGATAAAAGATTTAGAGGAAAAAGGAAAACAAGTATTTAAGTTTTGGATTGTAAGAATATGTTGTAATCAACTTCATAGTAAGTATGGTAAGATGTGGAGATTATACAATCAGTTGCTACCTGTTGAAGATATAGTAAAGTTCGTGCGTGAAGAAGATGAGGAATTTGATGACCAACCATTAATCAATTCAATAGAAAAGAAGATAGAACAACTATATTGGTACGACAAAGAAATACTTAAAATGTATATAGAACTAGGAAGTGTAAGGAAAGTATCAGCCGTAACAGGCATTCCACATACATCAATATTCATAACAATTAAAAACATCCGCAAATGTATCAAGCAATCGTTAGTTTAATCGGTGGTGTATTCCTACCGATGATATGGCTTTACATATTCAAAGCACCTGCCATCATGTGGCGATTAACCAAATTAAAGATGGACAAACCTTTCTCCTGTGGATTCTGTCTATCTTTTTGGATTACATTTTTTTCTTTATGGTTGAAAACAAACTTTATGGATGCTATATTTATAGGTAGTATGGCACCCTTTATGTATCTTTACGTAGAGGATTTTATAACTAATAAATGGGAATTATGATAAACGAAATTGACAAAGAGATGTTTGAAAGACATTATCCTTTGTATGAAATGTGGAAGAAACATCAGTTCGTGAAGAACTACGAAAAGGATGTGTATTCAAATCTAATATACTTGTACACAAAGTATGTCAGCGATAAGCACAACTTTTCGCATTGGTGTAGCAGTTGTCGTGCAGAATTAGTGAATCACTTGTATAATTGGTATGTTTCACAGAACGAGCCAATACCTGTACAAGAATCTGTACAAGTTGATGTACCACTTGAATCAGCACCTGACACAGAATTTGTAGTAGTACAACAACCAAAGAGGAGAACAAGAAAATCAAAATAGTAAACAAACCAAATCAAAAACCAAATGGAACAAACCAAATCAAAAAAAATCCGTCTAGGAAGTGGTAAGAAAAGAAACCCGACATGGCTAACTGCTTCAATATGCCTATCGGAAGCACACAAACACGCATATCATTTTGAAGGTAAGGATTATGTTAGTATCAATATTAACATAGCAGATGCCCCCAACGATTATGGCAAAGATGTGTCAATCACATTGAATGACTACAAGAAAGCCACAAACGAAACAACTGACTTACCTTTTTAATGAAGCCGTACACAAAAATATACCTTAATCATTTCGGTTATGGTATAGAGGACTTTATCCCTTGTGAGTTATGCGGTAATAGAGCAGTTGATATTCACCACATAAACGCAAGGGGTATGGGTTCTTCAAAAGGCAAAGACACGATAGAAAACCTAATGGCATTGTGTAGGTCTTGTCATATTCAATACGGCGATAAGAAACATCATATAGAATATTTAATAGAAACACACAATGGCAAAATCCAAAGGCGATAGCAAAAAAATATCCTTCGGGAAAAGAAAAACAGGTAGAGCAAAAAAATCTTTTAATAAACACAGTCCAAGACCAAAAGCATACAGAGGTCAAGGGCGATAAAAACAATCACATGAGTCAAGAGTACAAACCCTTCGCACTTAACTTCAACGATGACAAGAAGGTAGTAAGTGTAACCCTGCCACAGAAAGAGTCAATCTTTCAACTAGCCGAAGCATTCAGCAAATGGCTAACAGAAAATGGTATAGAAAACGTATTAACAGAGCAACCTATTTCACAACCCGAAACAGAAGATTATGGCAACCCAGACGCACTACCAATACTTGAAGATAAATAAGATACAACCCAACCCCGAGAATCCAAGGGTAATAAAAGACCATAAGTATAAAGCATTAGTGAAATCCATACAGGAGTTCCCAAAGATGCTTGAAATACGACCTATCGTTGTGAATAGCGACATGGTAGTTCTAGGGGGTAACATGAGGTTAAGAGCCTGTCAGGAAGCAGGACTGAAAGAAATACCTGTTATCGTTGCCTAAGAATTAACAGAGAAAGAACAGAGAGAGTTTACCATCAAAGACAATGTATCATTCGGTGAATGGGATTGGGATGTATTGGCTAATGATTGGGATGATAGCGAACTAAATGATTGGGGATTAGATGTATGGAAGAAGGCAGAAGAAATAGATTTATCCATCTTGAATGAGGATGATTTATCTAGCGACCTATCCGATATGACCAAGAACATTAAGAAAGCCATACAGATTGAGTTTGAACTAGAACACTACGAGGCAGCACAGGAATTAGTGAAATGGTGGAGAGAACAGGGATTGTATATTGGTGGCTTCCTTATGGAAAAGTTGAAAGAGGAAAAGGAAAAGAATGTATAAAATAGCCATCCCCTCATATAAAAGAGTTGATGTATTTGCTAGTAAGACATTGGCATACTTAAAGAAAACCAATATCAGCCTAGACAATGTGTATCTATTCGTGGCTAACGAACAGGAAAGGCAGGATTATTCTATTCTAGGATTAAAGAACATAATCGTTGGAGTTGAAACTATCCGTAATCAAAGGAACTACATTAGGCACTATTTCCAAGAAGGCGAAATGGTATTCAGTTTGGATGATGATATAGCAGGTATATACAAAGCCGTATCAGTCAAAGACCTAGTGTTAGTTACAGAATTACACGAATTGATATTGAGGGGATTTGAACTATCAAAGAAGATAGGTACAAAACTATGGGGAGTGTCAGCAGTTAAGAATGGCTTATTCATGTTCAACAAGAAGCCGAGTGCTGATTTGAGGTATATCGTTGGTGCTTGTTTCGGTCAAATCATAGACCATGACAACTTTCTAACACAGACCATAGATGATAAGGGCGATTATGAAAGGAGCATATTATATTACATCAAGTTCGGTAGTGTATTGAGATTCAACAACATAGCGATTGATACCAATTACTACAAGATGAAAGGTGGTATGCAGATAACACGAACAAAGGAAAGAGTGAAGGCGAGTGGCTTATACCTATTGAATAAATACCCTAATCATTGTCAAGTCAATAATATTAAAAAGAATAAAGAGTTTTTTGAAATCAAATTAAAACACAAG